ACCAAACCCAAGGGGTGCACCAAGTGGCAGACGAAAACCAGATTGATCTTGAAGACCCGGCAGTCAAAACCGCGATCGCGGCAGCAGTTGAAGCCGCAACGCTGGGCCTCAAGAACAAAAATACCGAGCTGCTTGGCTCGCTCAAAACCACCAAGACAGAACTGGACGGCTTCAAAACCCAGTTTGAAGGGTTGGACATCGAGGCCGTCAAGGGGCTGCTGAACAAGGTCGGTCAGGACGAAGAAACGAAGCTGATCGCCGAGGGCAAGCTCGACGAGGTGATCAGCCGCCGGACTGAGCGTCTGCGCACCGATCTGGACAAGCAGGTCAAGGCCGCCAACGCGCGTGCCGACAAGGCCGAGGCCTTCGCTGCCAAGTACAGCGACAAAGTTCTGGCCGACGCCATCCGCGCTGCCGCCATCAAGGCCGGTGCGCTTCCCGAGGCTGCCGAGGACATCATCCTGCGCGCCCGGGGCACGTTCAAACTCGGTGAAGACGGCGAGGCAATCGCCACGGACCGTGACGGCGAGGTCGTTTACGGGAAGGACGGGAAAACCCCGCTGTCGCCGCTCGAATGGGCGGAATCGCTGCGTGAAACAGCAACACACCTGTGGCCAAGGGCTCAGGGTGCCGGTCAGACCGGCGATCAAGGTGGCAAGGCCACGAAAAAATGGGGCGAGTACACGGAAACCGAGCGCGCTGCGCTGGCCCGTGACAACCCCGAGCAGTTCAAAAAACTCTTGGCCACCAAAGGAACCTAATCCATGGCAACGACCCAGCTGGCGGACATCTTTGTCGCCGATTACTACGGCGCTCTGGCGCCGGTCAACTCTCCGGAAAAGACTGCTGTCTTTGAGTCGGGCATCATCACCAAGTCCCCCGAGCTCGATGCCATTGCGCAGAACGGCCAGGGCACCTCGGAAATCAGCTACTGGCAAGACCTGGATGCTGACGAAGAACCGAACATCTCCAACGACAACCCGGATGACCTGGGTGAAGTTGGCAAGGCAGAGCAGGGCAGCATGCGCGCCCGCACCCTGTACCTCAACAAAGGCTACGGCGTAGCGGATTTGACCTCGGAGCTTGCCAACTCCGAACCGATGCAGCACATCCGCAACCGTTTCGGCACCTACTGGACTCGCCGCTGGCAGCGTTACCTGCTCGGTGCAGCCCGAGGCGTGATTGCTTCGAACATCTTGAATGATGCCGGTGACATGGTTGTCGACGCCGGTGCGACCATCAGCGCCGGCGCGTTCCAAGATGCTGCCTTCACTTCGGGCGATGCTGCTGATGTGTTTGCTGCTATCGGCGTGCACTCCGTGGTGATGAACCAGATGGTCAAGCAGGATCTCATCGAGTACCTGCGCGACTCCGACGGCAAGATCATCCTGGCTACCTATCTTGGCAAGCCTGTGTTCATGGATGACAGCCTGGTCTACGGCCCTGGCCGCTACCTGTCTGTCTTCTTCGGTCAGGGTGCGTTCGGTTACGGCGAAGGCAATCCAACCGTGCCTGTCGAGCTGGAGCGCAAAGCTTCCGGTGGTAACGGTGGTGGCGCTGAGGTCTTGTGGGAGCGGAAGACACTCATCCTGCAACCGGCTGGCTTCAGCTGGAAGGGCAGCACCAACCAGAACCTCAGCCCCACCGCCGTGCAGTACGCCGCTGCAGCAAACTGGGAGCGGGTCTTCGACCGCAAGCAAGTTCCGTTTGCCGCCGTGATCAGCGGCACTGCCACCCCGTAAGCCAGCCTCGGCGGGGCGCCATGCGGCGCTCCAGCCGAAACGGAGAGAATCATGAAGGTTATCTATACCGACAAGCCAGGCTTGGAGCCTGGGGTTTGCTATCGCCTGACCGATGAGTTCTTCGGCGTCATTAGCGCAGCGACCAAGGTCATTGTCGACGGTGATTTTCCGCACATCACGGCGGCCTATCAGCGCGTTGGCATCGCAGTTGATGACGGCAAGCAATCCGCAGGGCCGCGCGAGGATGGGCCGACGGTCGCCGAGTTCGTCGCTGCCGGCTACAAGGCGAGCAACTATCCGCCTGAAGGCTATGTCTCCCGCAGCACTGCGGAAGAAGTAGCAGAGGCGATGAGGATCGAGCAGGCCGCACCGGAAACCGACCCTCTGAAAATGAAGGTCCCCGAGCTGAAAGAGTGGCTCACCGCCAAGGGCATTGCCTTCGACGCGACCGCTAAGAAAGAAGACCTGCTGGCCCTGGTGCCAGCGGAATAAGGACACGCAAATGACCGACTTCATCACTGTTGCCGATGTTGATGCCTCGCTGGGTCCTGGCTGGGCCGGCACGTTTGATCCGGTCCTTGCCGTGACCATGGCCAACGCCTGGCTAACGGCCAAGATCCAGCGGGTTGTTCCTGATCCGGTTCCGGCCGAGATCAAAACAGCCGGCGCCCAGGTCGCGAAAGAGGCGGCGGTGGGCAATTTGTACAAGGCCACCCAGAAGGAAGTGCTCAGCAAGACGGTGTCCGCTCAGTCTGGCACCTCGACGAGCAAGACTTACGCTGCCGGGTCAACGGACCTGTCTGCCGGCGAGAACTTCGCCTTGGCGCTGCTGGTGCCCTGGACCAAGCGTTCTGGCGTGATGATGCTAAAAAGGATCTGACCATGGGGATGCGCGACGAGATTCAGGCTGAGATGGCCGAGGCGTTCGATGATCCCGACGGTCTGGCCGATGCCGTGAAGCCAGTGGCTGGCATCCGGAAGGTGGTAGGTGAATACGACCCCAGTACTGGCACGGCGCCTGAAGTGACCACTACCTACGGCGGCCGTGGAGTGTTCGGCAGCTACCTGGCCAGGGAAATCGACGGGTCGTTGATCCAGACGACCGACGAAAAGCTGCTCATCTTGCAAAACGAGTTGTTCGTCACGGTTGATGGAGCGCCGACGGCGATGATTGCTGAACCGAAAATCGGCGATATCGTCGGCGGGAAACGCGCTTTGAACGTCAGCCAGGACCCGGTCGGCGCTACCTGGACAGTCCAATTGAGGGTTTGAAGATGGCAAACAATCGCACCGGCCAATCCGGCAGCTTCGCGCTGAGCCTCGCCGAGTTCGCGGCTCAAGCCACGGAGGCCATCGACGCCAGCCTGCGCGAGATCATCATCGAGGTCGGCAGCAGCGTCATCCGCATGTCGCCGGTGGGTAACCCTGAGATCTGGGCGCAGAACACTGTGGCCCGTCAGTACAACAAGGCCGTGGACGATCACAACAGCGATTTGCGCAGCGATCCGGCCAACCTGACGAAGGCTGGTCGACTTAAGCCTGGGCGCAAGCTGAACGACGGCACGGATATCGTTGCCCCTGAAGGCTACGTCGGCGGGCGGTTCCGAGCGAATTGGCACCTCTCGATCGATGTAGTGGAGAACGTGACCTTTGATGAGGTTGATCCAGGCGGGCAAGCAACAATCGCTGCATTGGTTTCGGCTGTCAGCGACTTCACTGCCGGACAGACTGCCTACCTCATCAACAACCTGCCGTACGCCATCCCGCTCGAGTTCGGGCATTCGACTCAGGCGCCGGGCGGCATGGTCCGCATCACCGTGGCCCGCTTCCAGCAGATCGTGCAGGAGGCCATCAGGAACAACCAGATATGAGCCACAACATCATTGCCTCAATCTACGAGGCCAAGCTGATCAACTGGGCGAAAGCATTGCCGGTGCCGCTGAAGGTCGTTGTCGAGAACGAGGCCTATACACCCGTGAACGGTGCGACCTACCTGAAAGCATTCACGCTGCCAGCGGACACCGCGAGCAACACGCTCGGCGGCGATCACAAGCTGTACACCGGCGTGTTTCAGGTCAGCATCGTGACGCCATCGGGCAAGTACCGCGGCGCAGCGGGCGTGATCGCTGACCAGCTCGCCGCGCTGTTCCCGCTGTATGAGCGGAACACCAAGGGCGCACTAACGGTGGTGACCATGACCCCCGTCGACCCTGGCCCCGGGGTATCTGACGACACCACGTTTACCGTGCCCGTGTCATTCCAGTACAGGGCTGACACTGCCTGAAAGAAAATACTTAAGCTTTGGCACGCCGGTTCCGGAAAAACTTCACCAAGTACCACGGAGTTGCGAGAAGCAGCACAAGGATTACTGCTGCTGGCAGAGCGTCAAACCATAGCAGCGCCAGGAGCTTGGACTTAAACAGCCAGCTCTCTGCGCTATTTGGATCTGTTTGACCATAAGCCGCCAACAGTGCAATGACGGATGAAATCATTGCGAGCTTAATGGCGACAAGAGTTAGTTCTCGCTTCATATTTTAGATTCCCTTCGCGGATTTAAGTAAAACCCTCGATGGTATCAATTGGCTATTTTTAGGTCTATGCGGATGCGTGAAGCGTCGCGCTATTAGCGAACCTGGCCATCGACTCAAAAAAACGCCCACTGGGCAAACCCAGAACCCGCCATTGAGCGGGTTTTGTCATTTCTGAAAAGAGGAAAACCCATGAGCGTCAAGATTCCCAACGGCACCACGTTCGAGATCGCAGCCATCCTGAGCACTGCCAAAGCATTCACCGCTATCAGTAACGCCAAACCGGCGGTGCTGACCGCTGCCGCCCACGGTCTGGCCGATGGCGACGTGATCGTAATTGATTCCGCCTGGGCGAAGCTGAACGGTCGCCCGGCTCGCGTCATCGACTCGGAAATCGGCGAGTTCGCGGCTGAAGGCGTTGATACCACCAGCGTGAAGAGCTACCCGGCCGGCTCCGGTGCAGGCACTGTCCGCACCGCATCTGGCTGGACGCAGATCGCGCAAATCACTGAGCCAGCTGCCAACGGCGGCGAACAGCAATTCCTCACGTACGGCTTCCTCGAAGACGATGATGACCGTCAACTGCCCACCACCAAGTCGGCCAGCAGCATGACGCTGCCGGTTGCTGATGATCCGGCTCAAGCGTACGTCGCGATTGTCGAGGCTGCGGACGAAGATAAAGAGCCGCGTCTGGTCCGTGCAAACCTTCCGGGCGGCGCGACCATTTACTACT